TCGAATCGCCTTTAAGGTATGGCAGTTCCTCCGCACGTAAGTATTTCGGGTTAAGCGTTACATGGTCGCGGTAATTCAAATCGAAGTAACTAAAGGCCAACTCGCACAACTCGCGTACGGCGTGAGTTTCCATCATGCTACATACGTAATCAGTCGGCTCGTCAAGTTGTAACATGGCGTGCATCACTTTCACGTAGTATTTAGCGTGCCCCAAATCGCGTGACGCATCTAAGTTACCCAACTCCAAAACATCCTGTTTGCCGTGTGCAATCATAGCAGCTGCTTTCACTACCTTATTCGTTACAAAGTCAACACCTCTGCGCGGGCTTTCGTGGTTAAATAGTATTCCATTACTCAAGTGCATACCGTAAGCCCTCCGATAATGCCGAACCACGTTGTATGCGAATACCTTGCTGCACCCGTAAGGGCTAACAGGATTGAGCGGTGTTGTTTCGCGTTGGTAACCATCGGCATCACAACTAAGCCCAAACATTTCGCTACTGCTTGCTTGGTACATCTTAGCTTTAGGGCAAACCCTCCGCATCGATTCAAGTAGGTTAATCACTCCAACGGCATCGGTTTGAACGGTAAACTGTGGCACATCAAAGGAAATGCGTACGTGTGATTGTGCGGCTAAGTTGTAAACTTCATCGGGTTGAACGTCTGTTAATATCCGTTCCAAACTTAACGGGTCGGTCATATCCCCGTAATGCGTGTGGAAATTCGGGTTTGAGTAACACAACTTTAGCCGTTTAGATTCTTGCACGATGTTTGAACTTGCCCGAATCATTCCGTGTACTTCATAGCCTAAACTAAGTAGGTATTCGCATAGGTAGCTTGCATCTTGACCCGTTGCGCCAGTTACAAATGCTTTCATATCGGAGTACATATTATGTCCACTTGCGCCCCTTCCAATCCCTCATTTTTGTAAAGGTTGCGGTACTCATATCCCATAGAATCAAGTAAGGCAAGCAAACTTGCACGGCTTTCACCTTGTCTTTCAAGTGCGGTTTCGTTCACCTCGATTAACATTGTCGGGGCAAATTTCTTAATAGTTAACGCTGCACCTTTTAACGCTTTGACCTCCATGCCCTCGCAATCCATCTTAATAAAGTCGCATTCGGGTAGGTTAATCGAATCTAAGGAAACGCATTGAATGTTACCCTCCGCGATGGCGTGAGTAGCCCCAGCGTTAATATCGTGGGCTAACCCAATGGTGTGCTTCTTATCGCTTACTCCACGCTTAAAGCATACCGTGTTATCCTTGCCCTTCAAATTATACTCCAAACATTCGTATGCTTTTGGGTTTGGCTCAAATGCGTATACCGAACCACGTGACCCGACCCGATTAGAATAGGCAATAGTATGGTCACCGATATAAGCCCCAATGTCAACTACGGTGAACCCGCGATGGATAAATTCATCTAATAGCGGCAACGTACTGCGGTCGTGGTCTAATCGTTGGTTCTCAATTACCCACTTGCTTATATGAGTATCGTCCTCAATTAAAGCTACTTTTTTACCGTTGGAAAATTCGTGTATAATCATTTGATTTTCGCTAAAACATCGTTAGTAATCCCGCCCCAACTCCAAAACTGCATTGCCTTAATCTTTGGCATATCAGCCCCGTTGGTATCTTTGAAAACGTAACCTTTTGGCTCATGTACTTCCGCGAATGCACCCATAACATTAAACTCTGAAAAGGAGCGATAAGGCACACGGCTTAGGTAAGTGAACAGCGGTAATTTGTGGACTTCCTCTAAATACATACACACGTTTTTGAGAGTCTTTGTGTTGTAAACTAAGGGCATCCTACGCATATACTCCCATTCGACAAGGTAACCCATAGCTTGCTCGGTTATCGGTTGCCACGGGCATTGAATCTCTGCGTAACGCGTTTTCCAAATTATCGGTTTGCCATTCTCAAAGTACTCATTAACATCCAAAGGTTCGATTGCAATTACATCGCTATCCCAAAAGACAACGGCATCGGCATCGGTATACTTCCACGCTTCCAACTTGGTTAGCTGCTGCCCAATATATCCATCGGGCAAGTCAGGTACTTGAACAACCGTTTCGGCCGTGAGGTGTTCAAGTCCTCTTTTGTTAGGGGTGCAAATAACGATATTACGGTAGCCCGTTACGTGCTTTTGAATAGATGCAAGGGCTAAGTGTAGCCATTCGTAATCTTTGGGATAAGTCCTTATTAGAATGTCTATTTGCATTTGGCTTGAATCAATCTAAATACGGTATTGTTTATGTCCTGTGGCCGCACTCTGTCCAAGTAGTTTTCCACCCAACTAAAGTGCCTTGTCATTCGATGCCATTCCTCCGCGTTGTACTGCACTTGGTGGCGTTCGTGCATGAAGATAGGCTCTTTGACTAAGAACAACTGCACGCGGCTCATAATGAATCGATAAGGTAACCAATAATCCCACCAAGTTTGCCCCATCGCAAATAGCGTGTGAGGTATCAAATCGTAATAGTCGGAGTGAATAAAGAAAACGTCAAAGCCATTAGGGTATAACTTTTGGTCTTGAAAATCGCGGTTAAAATCCGTTCGGTTGCAAAATACCAAACCTTGTTTGCATTTGCTGAAATACTCCGATACTGCACCCCTCAAAATAATGTCGCTATTGATTAACATTATTGATTCAAACCCGTTATTCCTTGCGTGGTCTATAAATGAGCCAATCAAAATATAGGGTGCTTTGTATAGCCCTTTTGTTGTAATCGTTACCTCGACAAACTCAATATCGTAGCGGTCTTTAAGTAGCGAAATTTCGCTGGCAGTATTCAAAGATATAACTCGGCAACCTTGCGCTTTCCAACTTTCAACGGCTTTTATTTGTGCGTCACCAATCGCGTGGCGTGGTGAAATAGACGTTAGTGCAATCAATTCGATGTGGCTAAAAGTATATCACGTTCTGCGCTTAACTCAATACCAAAGTGCCAACTTTCGCTATGCCCGTCGTAAATCTCGTATTGAACCGCGTTGCATGGTCTTAATGCAATGGAAACAATCATGCGTTTAAATTGGTCTTTATCAACTTTCAGGTACACAAATTCACCGATATTGAACTCGATAACGTGACCCGTTTTGATAAGCATTCGGCAAAATTAAACTATATTCCCAATAGTTTACGGGTTTTTGCACTTGGCTTATAGAATCCTTTGGCTATTGCTTCTTTAAGTGTTGCGGTTGGTACTGCAGCTTCGGAAACTGGCAATATGGAATGCTGGCAATTATACCCACCAGCATAGGCAAAGATTGTACTTGAATCCGTAGCGCGATTCATTCCCGCCCATCCTTTGCCCGTGTTGCATTCGCCTAAATTCTCTTTGTTGCCCCAACTTTCAATCTCTTTTTTGTGGTACCATTTGCCGTTCCTTTTTTCACAAAAGCATCGGGTTGTGTCCATTAAACCGCCCGTGTAACGATACCACTCTAAGCCTAAATCTGCTGCGATAATCTCGGTAAACGCCCGATCCGTTGTGCCAATGGTATCGGTTACAAGTTGCCGCGAATAAGCAAGTAAACGCCCGTCATAGTTAGGCGTTCCAACTATGCTATCAGTTACGCTCACCAACAAATCGGAGTAGCTGGCTTTGGTTTCGATGCCTGTTAACAGCGTTTCAAAGACTGGATTCAGTACGGCATCATCAATACCGTTCACTAATTGACCAACTAATTGTGCCCGTCTTGCCGCGTATGTTTGTGCTGCAAATGTGGTTTCGATACCTTGCCCGCCTAACGTTGCCATGTACGCGGTGCTTGTTGCTTGCTGTGCTATAAAGTCCTTGTTCAGTTCGCCTATCACAGTTGCATATTCGCCCTGTGTCATGTAGGCGCGTAAGTCCTCCAAAATAGCCGTGACCGTTCTAAGGTTTGCGCCTGTTTGGTCAACTACTCCGTTGGTGGTCGTTAGCTTAGCCATTAACCGCGTTAACCTTGCAGCTATCTTTGGCTGTATACCCGTCACTCGATTAACCCAGCTATCGGGAATATCCGTTAGGCCGTTTACCTTGTCGCGGAGTAGTTCGGCTGCGGTGGGCATTCTAAGGCGTTGGGATTAGTATGTAGACCATTGTAATAGTAATATCGCTATCCCCGTTTAATGGGTTGCCGGTTTCAACATAAATTTCAATGTCAGTAGCATCAAGAATTTGCGTGTCGGTTGTTGTTCCACTAAACGTGCCATCAATACCTAATAGGCCACCGCGATTTATAGTTGATTGCAATACCCTTGTCCAGTTCCCTGAAGCTGCCGAAAAATGCTTATCCGAACCTATATATCTTGCAGCAAGTTTTGTGTTGGTATCGTATGCCGTTGTGCCATTTTCAGCCCGAAACGACATTCCTAAAGGCTGAATGAAATAACCAACAGGAACTGTAATTCCAAAAGGTACTGGAGTAGTAAATAACGTCAATACTTCGGCTGTTGGAATGGTAACGCTTGCAATAGTTAATGCCGCGTTTGCGTTCAAACTATTAGCCTGTGCCACCGCTTCATTAAATGGCGTTTGAGTGGTGTCACCGCTTGCCGTGAAGGTCATCACTTGGTCGGCCGTTGTGATTGCCGCGGCCGCCTTAGCGGGTAAATTGTTGACGTTAATACTTGCCATCTTATATTGGTTTAGGTATGTTTAATGTCTTGCCTGTTGATGTGTTTAATACGGGCTTGCGCGTGCCTACGTTTACCTCCAATGCTATTCCTTCAACATCGCATCCCAAAGGCGCACCGTCTGCGCAAGGTCGTTTCTCGGTTAATTCTACGGCATCGCTAAACGTATAAGTAGCAACTCCGAAGTCAACTTCATCGCTCCAGCTTATCGATGGCGGTTCTTCGTCCTCGCAGAATGAAGCCCGACCATCCAAGTAGACGTTATCAAACCCAAGCGTTAAACGTATAAAGTCATGCACGTATTCGGGCGCACCGTATGCAAAAGACCGCGCCTTTCGAGTACGCATATAGGTAGTCTTTTTTTGCCCTGTGCTGAACTCATAGGCTTCACGGGTAGTTGGGTAACTTGAAGTTCTCAAAGTTGATTCTAAGCGAATAGACGGGTTAAAGCCCGTTCCAACAAATCCAAAATTAAACTGGTCACCATTGCCGCAAGCTGAAACAAGTACGGTGCATTGGCAAATCGTTTCTTTGAGTTCAAACGCCACGCTTCGATAAGTTGCAATCGGAGTAACCGCTTCAATACTGAAATCGGTAATCAATACGAAATGCAAAGTAGCAATGTCCAACAAGAATAAGAACCGTAAATCCAACGGGTCATCGTTTGTCCACGTTGGGGTTATTACCTCGGTATAAGTTCCGTCCGTTGTATAAATTGTTCCGCTTGTTAATCCCGATGCAAATTGGAACGTGTCAGTTCCTTGCATTCCGCTAATCGTGAACGTAATCGTGTAGGCCACATCTTTACATAACACATCCCTACGCCTTACATAGTGAGCGGCTTGGGTAATTGCGCTTGCTTGCATCGTGCCGCCACCGATAACAATTAAGTCATCACCGCCCGCGTATACATCCCATTGCGCCTGACTTTGGAAGTCATCCCCGGCAAATCCAAACTGGGAGCATTGGCACGGGTCGTAAGCAGTTATATAGTAGCAGTCATTGGGTATGGCGAAATCATTCCATTCTACATTGTAAGTCAAGAAACCATTATTGTAGGTTACTCCTGTATTGGGCAAACCAAAATTAACAAGCAATCCATCGGTAGAATATAGACCAAAATGCACGCGTGTTAAAATAGGCTTCATTATCACATTGGAAACCGTACCGCCCAAAGCAGTATTAAAAAAGAACTCTACGTAAGTCTTTCCAACGCTTTCAAACGTATACGTGTACGTTCCACTTGCTGAATACGGTATAATCGTGCCATCGCTAAAGTTCAGCAGCATCAAACCGTTATTTACTACAATGGTAAACGTCAATTCGTAATACAACCCGCTTGCGTTGGCTATTGCTTGCCTAATGTAACCCGCCCCGCCTATTGGACTAACCGCCCGCGTATCGGGAAACGTCCACGCTCCGCCTTGTATCCAATCAACACCGCTGCCCGTAAAGTTTCCGTCTATTGTTTCGCTGTTTGTGTTTGAACACGCCCCGTAAGCGAATTGAATGGATGTAACGTCTGTGCTGCCTTGTATCTTTTGCATCCAACCTTCATAACATGGTAGGGTGCAGTTGTCCTCTAATCCAAAGGGTAACGGCTGGTATGGGATTAGGTCAAGGCTCATATCTCTGTTTGGCCAAAGGTACTAACTATTTTCACCTCGGTCATTCCTGTATGTAGGTTGCGGCTAAGGTCGTTTGTGCGTCCTTGTATCGCCCCGTTGTTAAAAGGAACGGATATTATACCGTGTCTATTGCTTAGGTAGGTTTGCCACGTTTGCGAAGTGATGGGGTATTTGATGGCCGTATCAATTAGGTTGTTGTCGTTAGGGTCATAGGTTGCCCATTGACCGCCTAACGGGTCTTCAACTATAAACTTTGCCCCGTTTAAAATGTAAACAGTTGTGTAATCATAACCAAAATTTTCACTTGATAAATCCTTTGGGTCGAATATGGTTAGTATTACATAATCGCCAGTATTCATAAACAAAGGAACGCTAACATCCCATTGATTACTTGCCGCGCCAAATCCAACCGCATTAGGCTGCGATGTTTTGAACCAATAGTGTTCGTACTGGAATACATCAAAACTATTAAATACTTGAAAAGCTATTCCAAAGCCAACCGATTGCGCTGGGTCTAATGTTTCGATGTAAGTTATACCCTCAAATTTGCAAACGTAAACAGCATCAAATGGTGCTGTATATCTTCCACCCAATAATGCCAGAGGTGGTGGCCAAGTTCCAGCTGGGTTAAATGATTCGGGTGTTGCTAACTGAATGGTATAGTTTCCGTTTGGGTCTTCGCCTAATGGAAAAGTGTCATCATTACAATTGACAATTTGCCGTAGTGGAAGGTCAAAGCCTGTACTATCACCACCAAGAACGTAACGAAATACTCCAATGCCAGCAAGTAAAAAGTTCGTTATTGTTAGCACCCCAGTAGCGAAGTTTTGCGCCAACCCTAAAAACAAATAGATTGGGTAAGGTATGCCATCGCCCCAACGCAAAGCAATATTGTAATTGCTTAATATCTCATTAAAGTAAACGTTTACCGTAGGGCTTAAAGGGTTAGGCGTGTTGGCTACGGAGTTGTCTGAATAGTGCTGAACGATGTAAATATCTTCATCCAATATATTACTTGGGTCAGCATCTCCACCACTTGCAACGGGTAAGGCTGCTTGGATTCTATTCGTGTCGTAAATTAAAGTTTCCGTTTGTAATTTTAGAATGTTCTTGGTATTACATTGACCGCCTAAGTGAAATTCCTCCTCTCTAAATCCTAAAAAAGTTGCGTTTGGAAAATAGTTAAAATTGTCATTACTAAACTCATTTGAACCAAATTGTATTTTTTGGTAAAAACTTTTATCATTTGATGTTTGAGTAACCGCGTCAGGATTGGCAAGTGTTATACTGCTATTGGTCTGCCTAAAATATGAAGTAGGTTCAATCCTTAACCGCCTAACTCCTCCAACCGTTTCCGTTGCAAATGATAGATTAAATAGACGCTGGCAGTCCTTGTAAAGTTCTTCAAAGGATATAAGCGGCCAGCTATTCACATCGCCCGTCCTAAGTGAGTTGCCCGTAATTAGTGTATAGTAACCCCTGTTAATGTCATCGGGTCTAAAGAAGTCCGATTCAAAGCCTAAAGCCCCATCAGTCATAAATGCAACCAGCATCTTAAACGCATCGTAAACGCGAACACCTACACGATTGTCGGCATTGGTATCACCCCCTCCACTTTGTTCATTTTGACCGTAGTAAAATAGGTCTGTTTGCTCCAATACGCTTGAAGAAATATCTACATCGTTCTTTGAACGCCCGACATTTACATAGGCTTTAATACCCATGTTCTGGTCAATCAAAGAAAGGAATCCAGCATCTACAAGTTGCCCTTTAACTTGGCATAGGTCAGGCCGCCACTCGCACTCATTCAGAAACATATTGCAGTCTAAAACCAACCCGCACCCGTCCGATAACTCAAATGGGATAATGCGGCATGAATTGGTAAGGTAGGCACGTCTAAGGAATGTATAGTCAGCCCCGTAGAAAGTTAAATCTCCGTTTATTTCTTCGAGAAAACCGCTTAAATCACTTGAGTAATATACACGGTGCGTTAGTTCGGTTATGCCGTTTGGTTGGTTGGCAATGCTAAAGTCGGGCGATGTAATACTAAGCATATCCTCCGCGTTTAGTTTGTCTACGGTCTAATTTAGCCGCCAACATTTTGAACCCAGCTACATCAGCAGCCCTATGTCTATCCATTGCCGCGATAATGTTATGGTCTTTTAGATTAGCTGTTAACCCGTTAAATTCTGCACTCTTACCCATATCTGCGAATCCGCTTAACATTGCAGAATCCAACGCGGGCTTTACGTAATTACTTAGGATGTACTTTTCCGCAAGTCCTTTGTTCATCGCTTCCAATAGACCTCTGTGCTTACTCGTTTCCTTTGCTGTGATAACACTTTCGCCTTTGGATAGTTTGGCGTGTATGCTGTCACTTGTTCCTGTTCCTTCGCCTTGCAAATCTACAACACCCTTTGCAAATTGTGGCATTGGTTGCGATAGTATAACTGCAATTTCGGCCGCACCTAAAACAGCCGTTAATGCCGCTAATATCGGGCCAACAATCGGGCCAGCCGTTAACGCACTTGTAACCGCTAAAGCCGTGTTAATTACCGCTTGAATGATTGCCGCATCTTGTTGCGCTCTAAATTGTTTAGCTAAAAGACTTGACCGTTCCCTTTGGTATTGCTGTTCTGAAATCAAACCTTGATTATACCTTTCCTCCAAAGCGGTTAACTCCATTTGGTAGCCTTCAATTACTCTTTGGCTAATCATGCTCGAAAGTTGCGCTATTGCTTGACCGCTTGCCTGTATTATTTGTTGTTTTTCATTTTCCGATGTTTCTACTGCCTTCTTTGATGATTCTGCACTTTTAACATCCGCGTCTAACTGCGCTTGCACTTGCCCTTCCAATTGCTCTTTTTGCCACTTATCAAACTCCTCATGCGCTGCCTTTTTACCGTCTAAGATTTTATTTTCAGCATCAAGTTCAGCTGTTATCTTATTTAGTAGTGCTTGGCTTTCAGGCTCAGCATCGGGTATTAACGCTTCCGCAAACTTTGTCATCGCTTGCGCTTCGGTTAACTCTTTAATCTTAGCTTCGATTTTTTGAAGGATATTCCAAAACGTACCGCCACCAATTGCGGACTTTTCAAGTTGTTCTTTAAGGGTCTTTAATTCATTTGATAGCGTTTCTATGTTGTTTATTCTAACCTCTCCGCTACCATCTACACCAGCCACGTTATCTAATGCAGCGGCTAAGTTGTTCACCGCATCGGCTGTTGGTGCATTGTCGGCAATCTCACCTTGCCTATCCCTAAACTCCTCTAATGCCTTACGCGCAATAAGTAGCTTATCGTAAAGTATTTGTGTTTTTTCAGCCTGTAATTCTACCGCCTTACTCCACTCCAATCCTGTATCAAATCCCTTTCCTTGCGTTGCTCGTAAGTCAGCAAGCGCAATGTTTGCGTTCCTATACTGTTCTGCAATGTCCTCGCCGCTTCTCAATATACCAAGCCCCGACATACCAAGTAGTGATTCCTTGTATTCGTCAAGTGATAGTTTGCCCTGTACAAATTGCTCATTCGATTCGGCCATAGCATCGGCTTGACCGCGTATCATTTCAGATAATGCCCTAACCGCTTTCTCCGCTTCCTCCGTACTAATTAACTGCAACACCAAGCCCTCCCACGCGCTTGATAGTTCATCCACCGCACCCTTAAAGTTATCTTGCATAATGTCAGCCATAACCTTAGCCGACCCAGCCGCGCCATCCAATGCAATCTTTAACTCTTGCACCGTATCAATACCCTTAATCAAAGAAAGGAATGCAGCCTTTGACCGTTCATCAGTTAATTCAGTCGCAGCCGTTAGGTCTATATTGCCGCTTTCAAGTTGCTTAAATGCTTTAAATAGGTCGTTTGAGTTTTTAACCGTGAATCCTAATTCCTGTGATAGTACACTACTGGTATCAGATAGTTTTGATAGTAGGTTTTTTAAGCCCGTTCCCGCTATCGAACCCTTTAGGCCAACGTCAGAAAGTCGGGCTAATAACGCGGTTGTTGTTTCAAGGTCAATGTTTGCGGCCGCTGCAATAGGTGCTACTAACTTCATGGATTCCCTGAAGTCCTCAATATCCAATGCTGACTTTGAGAATGCCAACGCCATAACGTCAGCAACACGCCCCGCTTCGCTTGCATCCAATCCAAAACCTCGAATAGTTGAACCAGCTACACTTGCCGCTTCGCTTAAGGTAGTGCCAGCAGCAGCAGCAAGGGCAAGCGTTCCATCGGTTGCCGCTAATATTTCTTTTGTTGTGAATCCAAGTTTACCAAACTCCTCTTGAAGTTGCCCTACCTCCGTTGCCGTGAATTTGGTACTTGCCCCTAATGCTTTCGCTGAATTATTAAGTTCATACATCTCTTTGGCAGTCGCACCCGTTACCGCCTTAACCTTTGACATTTGCTGTTCAAAGTTTGTGGTGATGCCGATAGCGTTACGCATTATGGAAACAAATCCAGCAATGCCAGCCGTAATACCAAACGCCCCAGCTATCGTGCTGCCTAAGTTGGCAAACTTAGAACCAAGCCCTTGTACGCTTGCGCCAATGTTATTGACGGCTGCCGACCCTTTTGCACCCGCCTTTTCGAGTTTAGATTCTAAAAATAGTACGCGGTTTGAAAGTTCGGTTAGGCTTTTGCTCGCGTTATCTACATCGACCCTATACTTTGCTACTATTTCGTCTGCCATCCTTTGCGCTTTTAATCTCGCTTAACCGCGATTCCACAAAGGTAAACAATTCCAAAAGGAAGTCAGAACGCCCCATATCCCGTAGCCTTGCGAACCCGTCAGAATCCTTGCCCATAAAGCGAAGGAAGCGCGTCCACTCTAATCGCTGCTTGCTTATTCGGTTGTGAGCGGATCGGAACGTAAAATCGACCACCTTCTTTTCAGATTTTCGCTTACCAGTTGAAAGTTTCTCGATAAGGTCGTTGCATCTTGCTTGGAAACCGTTAGCCCGCTCAGTAATTTGATGAACATGGGCAGTCGAAAAAAAAAGCGACCTTCCTCAGTTTCATGCTTAAGGTAGTCGCACTTTTCAGCATGGATGGACGCGCTAATCTTTGACACGTCCTCGTCCTCACGCACGTAGTTGATGGCGATAATGTTCACCAGAGCATCCAAGTTCACGATCTTTTTTTCGAGGTCTGTGAGGTCGTTAATTACCACGCCAGCGCGAACGATGTCCTGTTTGGCAAGGCACACGGTAATCGTTTCCAATGCCTGTTTCCACGTTTCGCTACTTAACCCGGCAGCCATATATTGAAGGTGTGTATGGGCTTCTGATAAGCGCGTAATAGGTACATCGCCTTCATCCCGGAACGAATAGTACCAACGCCCTTTGTCATCTTTGAACTCAGCAAGCATTCCACTACGCACGTTGGCAGCTTGGTTTGCCCTATGCCAATCGCTTAGACGTTGCGCCCCGAAAATTAGGTTTGCTAATTTGATACCCATTTGTTAAGTAGTGTGTTTAGAAATGCAACAGATAGAACGGTTACAGGCCACAAGTATAGTTCGCCACCTAAGTAGAAGTGTCCAATCGTACCCCAAACCGAAGCCATGCAAGTAGGGCAATACCAAAGCGGCTTGGATAGCTTTTGGTGCAGCTTGCTTAGTGATAAGTAGAACTGTTCGGGATTGCCGTAGAACGTAAATATCAACTCCATAACGGCCAAATGAAAGCCAACGGAAACTAAGGACGTAAGAATGATTATTCCTAATTGCATACGGTCAACACATTAGCAGCACCAGTAACGATTCCACTCGCGCCCTGTACTAAGCCAAATTCCACGATTGCACACGTTATTCCCGTCCACGTGTGTGATGCGCTTACCTTGTACCGAACCCCCGCCACGAATGAAGGTAACGCGGCTGCAAGGATAGTAAGGTTGCCTACGTTAGTGCTTGTTTGCGTGACCGTACTAACACTTCCATCCGCAAGGGATTCAAAGGTTAGCGTTACCGATGTGCTGACTGGAAACGTACCGAAGTTAACGGACGTTAGACATAGGTTCATTCTTTCTGTTTCGGAGCAACCTCCGCAGTTATAGCAACTCATCTTCGTCTGTTTTATCCCCGCTCATGTCGGTGAAGTTAAATGTAACCGAGGTTGGCAAGTTGCCTGTTAATTCGGTCTTAGTTGTTTCCGTTAGGCCGTTTAGTCGTTGCGTTATGGACGCATTAAAGTGTCCTAACATCCCACCCGTTATTTGTTGTGTCCTTCTATCTTTTTCAATGTACGAACAGATAGGCAAGAAGTCATCATAATAACCGTCTGCATTCTTAAAATACTGATGGATATAATGGCCGTAAGTATCTAAATACCAAACCTCAAAACCCTCTTGTGTTATTGGTAAAACTGGGTAATCTTCGACCCTTGTGCCATCTTTGCCTACATACTGAATTTTAGGCCATTCCAATGCCTTTGCAAGTAGACTTTTTTTATAGCTACGCCACGCTTCAAGTAAGTCGTTAGGTGTCTTAAAAATGCGCGATGGATGTGGTAATTTATCCATTGTTTGTTTTCCTATGAATATTTGCCCAAGCTTGAACGTCTTTACCGTTAATCATGTATCGCGCTGCGTCTAAATGGTCGGCTCTTTGGTTACCCTGTGAACGGTCTGACTTGCGAATACTGCCATCGGGATTGATTTCAACACGTTCAAAGTCACGGGTCAAATATAAGCATTTCGGGTCGATTCTAAAGTCTGTAAAGTTTCGCAGAAAATAGTTCACATCGTTACGGCTGTTAACGTGCTTTGGATTCGGTCTTAAATCAAATTGCCTATCTTGAAGTCTTAGCCCCTTTTGAAGTGTTTTGTAAACGCTCAACTTGTCGGGCGATACCATGCTGCGATTAGTACCGTTGTAATCGCCTTGTATGGTTAACAGGTGCAATGCTTGGCCGTACTTGTTTTTAATTCGGTTAATTGCTTCATCTACCGTGCCGCCTAATATCGTTTCTTCTTCAAATACGTGCAAATGGTAACCCTCCGTATCGCGCCAAAATTGATAGTAGATAAACGCAAACGGGTCGATGTTAAAGTCCATCGAAATGTAAAGCGGTCGGGTCGGGCTGTAGCTGCAAGGCTTAACGTGAGTGCTACGGTCGAACGCATGGGCGAAAGGTGCAACTACTTTTTTACCACCCCAAAGTCCAAGAACATAAACGCGGTAATAGTCGGGGTCTACTGTTTGCAGCGTGGTAAGCGTTCTAATGTAGGCAGCATCTAAGTTCTTCGTGTTGGTTTGATAGGTAGTATGGCAATAGAACGTGTCATCTCTATCTTGGTCGTGAAAGTCGGTTCTTAACCAATGCGTTTCTTCAATATCAGTATTGTAGCTAATTAGGATTTGCAGCTTGCCACGTGTTGTCCTTACCGACATATCGGCTTTACGAAAGTCCTCTGCGCTTATTTCATCGGCTTCTTCAAACCAAATAACGCTGGGATCTTTTATGGATTTGACCTTTGCGGTTTCGTTCTTGCTTGTCTTTTTTAAGCCCCGTGAGATTATGGTGTTGCCCGTAAGCAAGCATCTAAACGCCATTGTAGTTTCGTTCACTTGAAACATAGGCGTTAATCCATGCGCTTCGATTAGGTCTTTCATTTCGCGGAATTGGCTGTCACGAATTGACCCGTGTATTTCACGCATTAGAACGCCCCTAAAGTAATCGGGCTGCATACAACGCCCCAAAAGGTAAAGGGCTATATTGTGCGACTTGCCTGACGCTCGGCCTCCGTAAAAGTGGATGTATCGTTTACTTGAAGCAAACGCGGGCGCAAATGCTTTATTGATACTAATTTCCACGATTCAAATGCTTGTCTTGCCTAATCCTTGCCAGCTGCGAAGGTGAATTAAGTTGCTTCAATTCGCGTTCGTACATCGCAAAATAACGCTGCAAAGTTAAGGTTTTTCCAATTCCTTGCCCGTAAATTGAAAGGATATAGTAACCCGTTTTTACTTCGCTTTCGGGCTTGACGTTTGCAGCATTTCCAAAGTAAATAACAGGCTTTGAGGTTGGCCGCTTAGGTACTATGCCCATCTTAGCAAACACGCCCTGATATAGTAACTCATCGGGAACAGTACCACCCCAATCAAATTGAAGCATATCACGTGGAATGCCGACCTCCATGTAATAGTCTAAATACTCTTGCATCTTATCGCATACACGCCCAGCTTCAAAGTACATCCAACTGGATTGCACTCCGCAAAGTGTAGCGGTTTCACTTAGCCCAAAGTGTGACCAAGTACGTTCACTTTTCGCCCAAAGATTATACGCAATTTCATCAAACCGACCGCCTAATCCCATCACTTCGGTAGCTACTGTTGTGCCGTTTAAGTCTTGGAGTAGGGGTTCAATATCGCACAAAGCCAATCCATCGACATCCAAGTACAGAAACTTGTCCAATCCAATTGAACGCCCTAAAGAGTAGATTTGAGTTTTAACCTTAGCTGGATCTATCCGCCCCGCGTTGTTCAAATAGGATTTGGTAGGTAGGATATTTATAGATGTAAATAAGTCGGGTCGCGTGAGGTTTAACGATATGTCCTCACTAATAAAAATATGTACCGGTACGTTCGGGCTGTGCTTATGTAACGACAAAGCGAGGTTGTGAGCCATTAGCCCATAACCCCGCTTTCCGAATGCTATTAATAAAATACTTGTACTAAGAGAAGATTCCAACGGGTAGCACTTGGCTTTTGATGCCAGTTGCAAACTTACCATTAAAAGTGAACTCGTAGTGAGCGTTGTCCGTGTTATCGTCAGGAAATACCAAGCTGCCTACAAACTGCAAACCTTTCACACCTCTAACCAATATGCCAACAGTTGTTTCGTCAACTGGTTTGATTAGGATTGCGCCTACAACCGTACCGCTCGATGCG